GTATTACAAAATCTATTAGACACAAAATGCGTTTTGCCGTCTTCATTAGTTTCTACATGATGATCAGGATTAATTTTGTCTACACGATCAATCTTACATCCAGATTGCACATATGCTCCTGATCCATGTACTATTTCTGCAAAAACACATTTATCGCAACTAAACTTCATTTCTACCATTAGGTCGCCTCGCGGTTACAATGCATTGAAAATTATCGTTAGAAAAATCTTTAGACTCTATTTTTAGATAGTCAGACATTAAATTGCAAATGTCTACCATATTAAATACCGAGGACTTAGAGTTGCCTGCAAATAAACATGTGTTTACATCATGAATACCGATTAAACCTTTGTTATACTGATGGGACAATAGGTCAAAGTCTAGTTGATAAAATGTAATTTGTGAATCTATTCTCATTTTAGACATGATTTTTTTTATTACGTCCCCTATTTCTTCAAATTTGAAATTAGCTAAAATATTATCAACTATTATTTCTGTAGCCTCACAATCTTCCACCAAAAGATCCAAGGTATTTAAATCACTAATCCATGTATAAGAAGCGTCTGATGGTTGACTCTTAGATAAATAAATTCTCATTTTAATTCCTACCCTCTATTTCAGTATAGTGTACTTAATAATTTTATTTTCTTCGCGTAGTTGCTAGAATTGTCGCTGCTCTTTTAATCAGACAATTCACATCTACCCATAGTTTTTAATAACACTTCGAAACATTGAGTTCCAAGAATTAATAAATTTACTCAAGTTAAAATCTTCTTCTATAGTCTTCCTAGCTGCGTCTCCCAATCTTTTGGCTTCATCGGGATCAAACAATAATCTTTCACAAAAAATCTTTAGTTCAAGGGGGTCATTGCTAAGTAAGCCATTTTTATTATGTGTGATTACATCTGGTATCATACAATTATTGGTACTAACTATAGCGCACCCACATGCCATAGCCTCCATCAGTGCTGTGGGCACGGGAGAATGGAGGGATGTATTAAGGAACACTGCTGAAGTCTGATATCCTGTTCTCAGCTTTTGTAATGAAGATGCAGCCTCTGACAAGCCGGGATTATTACCATATACTTTAACTGGAATACTGCTAGGTTTAACCACTTGATTCCATAAGTTCCATCCGCAGCACCAATCTCTATTAGGCCAGTCGTTTACCACCGATAAACAAACGGGATTTCTTTTTATTGTATCGTCTGGCTTCCAAAAATTACAATCAACGCCATGTTCTATCACGGAAGCACTATATTCATTTTTCCCCCATGCATTACGATTATAAGCAGATATAAAACTTTCATGGGTCACTTCTATTTGGTTGAATCCTTGTATCTGCGAAGACATTTCGTATCTTATGTCTGGAAGGACATGAGTGTGGCGTATAATAGGTATATTCAAAAGATCTTGTAGTTGATAAGAAGTATTTATTCTGTTGCAGCTTGTATGGCATAAAACTAAATCAAAATTTATATGAAATGGAACTTCTGATATGGGAAAATAATTAGAAGGAATTTTGGCATAATCTGTGTTCCATAGTTTGCCTTCTTTAACAGAATAAAAATTATGTCCGGTTTGACAAAGATTCTGTTCATATCTTTCATGAGTACAAAATGTAAGTATATTTAAAGGATCGATATCTGACAGAGATGCTCTACGTAATATAGACTTTATGGATTGCGATGTAGCTTTAGCTGTCATTGAGAATCCTTTTCATTATATTTCCTACCTTTTTATGGCTATACTTAGAGGCTGCCTTTCTAGCTTTAGATTTTTCTTTTTCAAATTCTAGAGGAGACTCTTTATATTTTGTATACATAGACCTCATAGCAAAGGCTAGTTGTTCTACATTAATCTCGCGCCACTTTGAATTAGCTGTATATAAGTTGGGTAATGTGTCAATAGCCTTATAGCATGGCACTTCTATTGAGGAAACCGAGATTCCCGAACAAAAATCATCCATCCCAGTTCCTTTAGTATATATTACAGGTATTCCCATAGCCATAGCTTCCATTGCTGGTATACACCAAGCTTCTCCATAGCTAGGCATTACGAAACAGTGACATTGATTCATTAGAGACAGCAAATCTACTCTATTGAATCTACCACTAATCACTACTTCCTCTTTATAATTTTGTCTAAGTTTAAGGCCGCTTTTTATGTGGGCAACATATTCTTGAAAAGTTTTCATGCATTCATTGGCGTCAGTATTTGGCCTATTTATTTTTAAAAATAAGTTCACGGGTTCTGCCGGGTGGAATTCCAAATGAAAAGCTTTAATCAAAGCCTCAATATTTTTTCTGGAAACAAATTCTCCTATAAAGCCAAAATTAAAAGTGCTTCGCAGTTCTTCCACTTGTGCTCCGATAGGAACATTTTTATAAGACGCAATAGGCAAGGAGTGGGGAATAATTTTAATGGGAACATCTACACCACTTTGTTGTGAAGCTTTCACTATTTGTTTATTTGGCACCCAAGCTTCATCCATTATATTAATATATTTATGCCACAATGAATCCCTAAAGTTGGATGTCTCTGTCACATAAAACCCTATATTTTTATATTTTGAATTATAAGAATAGAGGTGTGGTAATGTATGTTGTATACAGATATCAGATCCTGTCGTGTCATTTTGTTCTAACTCTGTAATTCTTTGTGGAATATCATCAGACATTTCGTCAAAAGAAATAGCACGAGGAACAACATCAATACCAGCCGCATCAATAGCTAATATATTATTGATACAAGCGTTCGACCATCCAGTTCCGTCTTTATAATTCCCGACGTACAATATTTTCATGTCTAGTCTGTTCCCACATGTTAAATGATTCTCTTAAATCGCAAAAGCTTTTGTAGGCTTTTTCTATATTAAATGGTTGTGAAGCCGCCGTTCCTGAGGATGTTATATTGTGAGACTCATTAAAGTAAAAATCTCTATGTGTACTTTCTACCATACGTTGATATGTTAAATCCCTCACCGTTCTTTTCCATAAGAAATTACCTATCCATTGTGGCTTCCCTAGAACCCTTTCAAACAGATAATTTGTTTGATCCGTAGCACTAATATCTTGAGGCGGTGGTGTAGTCGCAGGTGTAAAAATCTGAGGAGGCGATAACCAAGTTTGTGTATGGTCTAAAGTTTTTGTTTCGTGAAAATGTTGTGCCCACACATGCGCTGTTTTATCCCAATTATAATGGGCTAATGTGTTTTCTCTTATTTTAGCTCCTATAGCAGGAAGCGCATCTAGGTTAGAATATAGTTCTATTAATTTCTCAATCGTATCTGCGTTATTGGGTACAGCCCTATAGCATCCTGTTTCGCACTCCCTATTTAAAGCGAGCGGCTTGAGTGCTATTCCCTTAATGTTATTTATTACAGATTCCATTGCGGAATATTCTACAGACATAACTGGAACTCCACATTGAGCCGCTTCCAGTTGCGGCATCCCAAATCCCTCACTATTAGCATATTGCATATAGATATCGAATAAGTTATATATTTTACAAAAATCATCCTCTTCTACTTTGTTATTTATGCCCGCCATGTGACTACTAAATTTTCCACACTTTTTACAAAATGTAAATGAGTCCTTAAAGAAGTTGGGTTGTATCTCATGGCACAAATTGCATTGGTAGGTAAATAGAACTCTGTGAGTCAAGTCAAATTCTTGAAGCAATCTTGGAATGTCCCATCCTACATCTGGATAACAAGTATGGCAATATAAATATGTGTCTATAGCCTTTGTTTCATCTAAAAATTTTCTAAAGACTCTAAATAAATCAGGGTAAAGTTTTCTTTTTTGGTTTCTCATTACAGTACCAATTAAGAATATATTTCCAGAGATACCCATAGATTCCTTATGTTGGACCTTATTGGTAACGGGCTTAAAGTTTGCACTAGCACAAGGAGACGCAATGCCCTTATATTTTATGTCGTCACACTGCTCAAGAAGTGTATCTCTTCCAAACTCTGAATAAGTAAATACGGCATTTGCACTGGCATATGTAGATACCCACTGTGGATTTTGTGGAAATGCATCTACAGTGGGCATAATGGACCAGTGAAACAAATCTCTGAATGGAGAACGCGCTTCAAATTCTATCATCCACCAGTCCCTAATGTCTACTACAAAATCAGGCATAAAGTCTAGTAGTACAGAATTAAATTTGTATTCTCCAAACTGAAAAGAGGGGGACGATTGATATGTACCCCAGTCGGGACCGTTTTGGAGTGGTTGGTTGGGATATATTTTCCAAGGCACACTTGGAATGGATGGGTTGTTATCGTCTATATAACACGCTAATTCCGCTACCTCGAATTCAGGCATACAGTGCAATCTAGACATAACCTCCTTGCTATAAACAGAATATCCGGTGGGCAAGAAAGAAGCCTCTGTACAAAAAAGTATTTTTTTACGCTTCTTCATTAAGATTTTCTTCTCTATTATTGTTGAAGATTTTGAAATTGGTTATTCTAAAGTTTACCTTTTGTCTTTTTTCTTCACCAACTGTCCATCTTTGTTGTCTGGCGATAGCTTCTACGGCAATAAAGTCCCCTTTTTTGCAGTATTTATGAATAGTGGTGGCGCCACTATCCCATGCCTCGAATTCTAGAAAATCCACCCTTTTCTTTTTCGTGCCGTCTTTATCTTTTCTATGTTCCTCAATAGCCAAAGTAAAGCTTACAAGGTGGGTATTATTTACTTCTTTTAGTCTGGGGTCGGCTACCAGCCTGCCGACAAAAGTGCATCTATTCATAGGGATCTCCAAATTAAGTATGGGGGCTCCTATGTTATATAGACCCTTCTTAAATTTGGCACACTTTATTTACAATAATTCCACCATCTTCTTTCTTGGATGTCTGTCCCATTAGGATCACCATGTTACCTTCGACTAAAAATTCCTTGTTTTTTTGGTAGTCTTCTGGGAATATGATGACTGAATCTAGTACGCCAGAGCTATCTTCCACTGATAAAAATGCCATAAGTTGTCCCGGATTTTTACCCTTTTTAGTCTTATATTCTCTTAAGGAATTAATCTGCACAGCCACATTTACTTTGCCTTTCATGTACCCAAGAGCTACATCTTTACATACAGTATTTACAAGGTTGCTTTGAACATAGTCTGTTTTACCGCAAGTTAAGGCGCATCCCATGTATTTCTCTTCCGTATCGGCAATCCATATGGGGTCATCTTTGATATCATAAAATGGGTTTTCTAGGGAGTTTTTGATATCTACTACTGTAATCAGTCTTCTAGAATTAATCTTGAGATTATTGATCATATATCCTATACATTGAATAAGAGTCTCATGGTTGGAATAATTCTCTTTGATATATTTTTGTTCTCTTGCAGATAGTTGTTTCCAGCTGTCAAACTCATATAGCATTTCATTTCTGTTCTTGTTATTATTTTTACCATTAAAAGCCCCTACAGAAATCAAAGCCACCACAGCCTGTTTATTCAAAATGGAACATAAGTTATTTAAAATATCAAGCCAATTCCAATCATCTATAGTCTTGTTCAAAATCTCTTCTGTTTCAGGAAGAAACTTGTTTATCTTATCACATTCTACTTCGCCCACATGTTTAACATTATTGATACCAAAGTAAATTGTTTTTGAGACAGACTGAAAGTTTTTATATAGATGCTTCAAACGGGGAGGATATACTTCAATATCATTCATTTTAGCATCAGTCACTAGCTCTTTAATTTCTTGTTTGGGGTCTGGTTTTCTTTTTGCATGATTAAGGTAAGTCTTAAAAAATCTCACGGGACGATAGCACTTACAGTATGCACTCCAATAGGCATTGATAGCATAGCTAACAGCGTGGGACTTGTTGAAAGCATAACGATTGGATTTTTCAATCCATGAAAAAATCTCTTCAGCGACTGCCGTAGTAACAGTGCCTTTATTTTTTGAGCCTTCTAGAAAAGACTTCTTGACTTCTGTCATCAAGCCAGCTTTCTTTTTTCCGATAGCCTTACGTAATGAGTCGGCATCCTTTAGACTAAAACCTGCCAGTTCTTGAGCTATCATCATGGACTGCTCTTGATAAACAAGCACCCCATATGTTTCTTCTAGGATGCGTTCTAAAGATTCATGTGGATATGTTACAGGATCAGTTTTGGATTTTCTATCTACATAATGTTGCGTCATAGACTTATCATCCGTAAAAGCTTTAAGACAGCCGGGACGGATTAGTGAAATAAGAGCGGCTAGTTCTTGAATATTTCGGGGGGCTACCCTTCTAGCCCATGAACGTCCGAGTTGCGACTCTAGCTGAAATACTCCCTTTGTCCTACCATCACATATGAGATCCCACACCCTATCATCGTAAAAATCGTTCATGTTAAACGTAAAATTCGCCATTTGCAAAAGCCTTTTCAAATTTGGTTTTTTCTGCAAGCTTTCTTTGGAACTTCAAAAATTTAATTAAAATGTTAGCTGTATCCTTAACATCCTGAAGAGCATCGTGAGCTTTCTCTTTTGATTCTTCTGGGAAGCCAAAATATTCACGGAGGTAATCCATGTTTAAGGATTTTACATCTTTATTGTTTTCCGTCCATGAAAAAACCATGTCCATCAAATCAAGTTTAAAGATAGGATTAAAAAGTTTTTGTCTACCCTTAGTGTCGGTTGGCCCATGCTCTTCACACATTCGATGCACTATAGGCAAATCAAATCCAATAATATTATATCCGGCGGCTATTGGCGCAGTGTAACTAGATTTTCTGAAATTATATTTGTCACAGAACTGTCCAAATTTTTTCCAAACTGTCTTAGGGAGAGGTGCTTTCGCTAGTTTGTCCCTTGTCTTATGCGTAATTGTTAAAGCTTCATCTTCAAGCGGATCAACACCTGCCGCCACAGCCTTTTCCTCATCTACTATTGGCCTCATCTCACTATTAAAAACACCTCCGGGTTGAAGGGTTAATTTTCTAGCATGGATGGCAATTGCTGCTATCTGAGTAGGTTGCGTCATCAGTGGATTACGACTACCAGTTTCAAAATCGAAGACAATAATATCTCTATAGTTCATTAGGATGTCCCTTCTACAATTTCAAAGAATTTATCTAACGCATCATCAATATTTCTATATATTTTCGAGAACTTTACTTGTGAGCTACTTGCGTCTACTTGATACATACCGTCTTTTCTATCTCTATACTCTGGGAGCATCTTTCTTAGGTCACACACTGAGATCTTATTATACTCTAGAGCGCACCCATAATAAATAACTGATTTAAAGTCCTGCCTAAGGATGTTGTGGTCTCTCATGTCTACTCCTTAATTTCCATAATTTTACTTAATAGATCAATACCTAATATATCAAACTTAACATGTCCCTGACTTTCCAAGTCGCCCATTTCAAATGCAGCTATCATATTGCCGCTTTTATCCTGTGTCATAGGACAAATAGAATTCAGGCGATCCTTAGAAATAATGACACCAGCAGCGTGTTTACCCATAGATTTGTTTGTACCCTCTATTCGTATGGCTTGTTCAAAAAGTGGCGCTAAGGAGCCTTCTAGGGCTCCCTCGTTGATCTTACACCACTTTCTAAGATTGTCTCCTTCGTTTAACAATGCCCATTTGATAATGGACCTTTCTTCCATACTTTCCAGCTGATCAGAAATATCTGCTTCGTTAGGAATACCCTTGGTGATCTCATTCATTTCAGCAAATGAAACGGCGTCATGCATTCTTAGTACTTCCTTAAGGGCTGCTCTTCCTTGTAGTCTACCAAATGTGATCATCTGAGACACTTTCTCTTCGCCATACTTTCTTTTAATATAATCTATTACTTCTTCTCGGTGTTCAGCTGGTACATCAATATCAATATCAGGTAGCGATATATATTCTTCGGTGTTTCTGCCTTCGTTATAGAATCTTTCAAAAATCAAATTATATTCAATAGGATCTACGTTAGTAATTCCTATAAGGTAGGATATTAAACAGCCAGCTGCTGATCCTCGACCGGGACCAGCGAGCCAACCCTCTGATTCAATATGTCTAATGATATCTTGTACAATAAGAAAATATCCTGAAAGATCTGCGCCAAATATGACATCTAGTTCCTTCTTTATTCTATCTACGTAGGCCTGTTTAGCCTGATCTGTTTTTACTTTACCTTGTGGAATTAATAAACGTTTCCACCCTTTTCTACATAACTCTGTTAAATAATCGTTTTCTTCCATACCATCTGGACATACAAATTTAGGAAGCATCGGCTTCCTTAAGATATCATATTCTTCACAGAGGTCAACTACTTGGTTCACTTTTTTGATTTCATTTGCATCAATACCCATACTTTCAAAGTCATCAGGAGAGGGGAGATAAAATTCATCTGAATCAAAGAAGCGTCTGTCAGCCCCTTCTAGTTTCTTTTCTACTTTAGATAGAGTGGTTTTCATCCCAGAGCATAGTAATATTCTTTGTAGAATAGCATCTTCTTTCTGGGCATAATAGATTTCTCTTTCTCGTAGTGGTGAATCTAGTCGATACAGATTATCCTTTTTAGTCATCTTCTCTAATGTCGTATTAAAATTGTCTGTACCTATGGTTCCGGTTAGCTCTATCAGATCAAACCAGCCCGCTTTGTTTTTTGCTAAGAGACTAAAGTCGCCAAAATCACATCCTATAATTGGTTTAATATCCTCGGCTTGACACGCTTTATAAAAATTTACGGCGCCCGACAGTGATTTATAGTCAGTAATAGCGCACGCTTTATATCCATACTCCTTACATTTAGATACGATTTCATCAGGCTTACAAAAACCCCGAAGAAGACTGTAGTGCGTGTGTATACAGAGAGGAGCCCAGTTCACTTCAACAATCCTCGTATAAATTCTTAAGCATTTTTAAACTAACTGCCAATGATTCATTTTCTGTATACTTTCCTACTTGTTCATAAAGACGTGTTGTTATTTTTTTTGCCGTCTCAACATCAATAAACTCATTAATTATACCAAATATTTGGCGCGCTTCGTAGTTATTAGTTGGCATTAATTTTTCCTTTTTTCTTTCTAAACTTTTTAAGATCTGAAATAGCCACGTTATAACAATTTGCCTTGACCCTAAATCCATTTGATGGGTCAGTCTGTCCCTTACGCAACTTGTGCGCGCTCCTAAAATAATCCTCCTTTGCTAACCAACCTAATAACCAAGCCCTCCCCCATTTTCCACTTTTATATTCCACCCTTACAAACGCATACCTATCACACTCTTGCTTAGTATTATAGGCAGCCACGCTGCATTCGTAAAATGGTTTAGGTTCACTCGTACATCTTTTGGTTTTGACATCGTATTTGATTTTACTCGATGCTGTTTCGTAGAGAATATCGTAGTCGTAAGTATTTGATACTATACCATTGATTATCTCATTGGCAACCTCTTCTCCTAAAAATCCAGCAATATTTCCGTCGCCAGCAGTTATGGAGTTCTTTAGTTTACCCATACTACGTGCCTTACGCCAAGCCCGCTGTTTCATTTTTTCTGTAATTGCTATTTCAATCATATTTATCTCCAAACAAAAATATCCCAACTTCTTAATTCCGTAGTGTAGTTTTCATGTTTAAACATGTCTAGTATTAATTCTGTATCGGGACCATTTGCTTCTACAGTCCAGCATTTAATGTCATATTCTGTAAAATTAAATGTTTCTAATATTTCTTTTTCAAACCCTTCTACATCTATACTAATATAATCTATGGTAGAAGGCGCTCCATGTTTTTGCAATAAATTATTTAAGCTAATTGTTGTGAGATGGTGCTGCGGGTAACGAAAACAATTATTATCGTAATCTTTTACATAGCCAAAAGGAGCTACCGCAGATAGCATCGGATCTTCCTCATGCGCATAAAATGGTACAGTTATACCGCTTGTATCCAACACAGGAGAATTTTCTAAGGAGCATGTTCTATTTTCTTTTAATTTTATAAATGACTCTGGGTTTGCTTCCACACATATTCCATACCAACCAAAATCTTTTTCCAAGGTATAGGTGTTAGATAGCTCAATACCATCATGAGCACCTATGTCAACAAAAAATCCTCCAGTTTTGTTATCATGCCTATCTAGCACCCACTTGTCCTGTCCTATTTGAGAATAAAAAATATTCATTTGTTTACCATGCAAGTAGTTTATTAGCCACCTTGGTTGTTAGAATAAACACATCCATATAACCATCACTATTTTGGTCAAGAGATTTAATGGGACGCCCATGATGCCATAATTTTTTATCGTCCATTGTTACCATATATCCCGCCTCTAATGGCAAATAAATAAAGGGTTCCTCGTCTTTTTCCATATAAACTAAAAGATGGCCGCCTTCTATGTTATGTCTTGCTATTCCTACCGTTGCTATGAAATCATTTCCATCTTGGTGTACGCCTTCTGGAGAAATTGGGGTTTCCTCATATAGTGTAACAATACGCATTTGATGTATCTCAACAAGAGTAGTATAAGGAAGAGAATTCACCATTCTAAATTGATAAATTATCTCTTTCATGCCGTCGCTATAGAGCGCACTCTCATCAATATTTTCAAATTTTCTTTCAACATTACCTTGAAAGTTATTATATTTGTCTGTCTGCATAAATTGATTAATAGGAAGTGCTTTAATAGCTGTAGGTTCTACCATGAGTTCTACCACAGAATATCGTCGCAATCTATATTTGCCATCCTTATGTTCTGTGGAAGGCAGATGATTAAATGAGGGAGACAAATCTTGTACCGTAGAATCCGTTAATTTATCTAATCGTAAAAGACTCATACTACATTCCTTTTTCTGTTAGCCCGGCGCTTCATAATGGCCAATACTAAAATCCTTTTTAGTGCAATTGCCAACTGTGTCTTTCATACTGCTTCCTTTCAGCTCTTCTTCAATATACTGACACATTGATTTGTTAGTTCCGGGCCATTTGTTTTTGTAAAAATGACATAATTTTGTACACTTCCAGTGGTTGCGATTTTTTGAAATAGGAAGAGGCTTATCGTTCTTTTGTATTTGTTGAAATCTTTTCCCTAGCATGTATAAAAATTTATTTTGATCGTTTCTATCAAAACACATACTAAACGGACCCCCATCCCTAATATAAAATATAGACATAATAGCTTGATCATATTGTGGAAACATCTTAGATATAGCGTAATTATACAATAGTAATTGAGGATCTTCAATCAATTTCTCATAAGTTTTTTCTTCTCCGGTAGCCCAGTTTAATCTACGTCCTGTTTTCCAATCAATAACTTCTATAGTGTTATCATCTACTTGTGTAACCAAATCAATAGTTCCCTTGATGGCTAGTCTTCCGTTTATTTTTTTTCCGTCTGGCATTTTATAAGAATACTCAGCCCAATCTTCTTCTATGGGAATGTCAAATTGAGGCTCACTAGCAATGACATTTCTATTGCGAGGATCAAATTGTCCATCATTATATTCTAAGGCATCCCAAGTTGATTTCTTGCAAAAGTTAAAATCTGCATTTGTATAATTATGAATACACGTACTAGTGTAGTAGTCATAACTTAAATCCAACAAATTATTAACAAATTTCTTAGTGCTAAGTTGTTTCTTAGAGAACTGGATTTTTCCAAGGGCATCATCAGTAATAGACATCTGTTTGTTTTCTTTACGCTGCATTCTTTTTTTACAGGAGGCTAGGCATTCCATGACCTTATGAACAATGGTGCCCAGTTGGGCCTTTTTTCCAGAAATAGATTGATGACCTAATACATATGTAATAAAATATTGCATTTGGCAATAATCATAATTGTTGTAGGACGAACTACGAATGTATGTTACTATCATGGGCTCTCTTTAAATTTATGGATTCCACCTACAAGTTCTTTGTTAACTTTAGGTTCTGGTTCTGGTTTTTGTATTACATTGCCCAACCATCCCCAGCTATCTAACGTTTTTACAAGTTCTACATTTGTTTCATAGATACTTAAATTCTGGTTATCTATAACAGCATCCCAATCTTCCCAGTTTTCCAAGGCTGTTTCACTAGTATGTTTATCTTTTGTGTCTTTATGTCTAGTTAATTTAATTACCTTACCACCAGCATTTTGAATCGCTTCTGCTTCATTTGGAAATCTACAATCACTGATGATTGCCACTAAAGGGTTTTCTCTTTCTATTTGGTCTATTGTGGTATCTGTCCAAATATTTTCCTTAATGGTTCTACAAATATCACTACCAAAATATTGTAGAAATTCCCTAGCGCTCATTTGTCCCGAGGAAGACTTTTTGCATCCGGGCATATTTTCCCACCTCATTGGTATCATAGTGTTTTTTTGTCTGTCGGTGCCGTAACACTGTATTCGGGTCAAACCAAATAAAGCTATAGACATTTCCTTAAGGGTGGTAGCAAATGCATAATGCTTTACAAAGGGCCACATGTTATTAGACGCCCACTCGGCAAATTCTAGGTCACTCCTAGTAATATCCAGAAGGCCTTGGTTTTGCTGTTCATGACCTTCGGCATCTATAGTTTTTGTGTCTACAGCCAATCCACCATCTTCAGTAATAGAAAAATTATCTACAATATGGTGTGATCTCAGTTGGTAACCATGTAAAAAATTACAGCAAGTGTTTTTGCCAGACTGTTTGGTACCAGCAAAAGCAAGAATTCTGTTCATAGA